CCCCATACCTCTGACGTATGGAAAAGGCAAGTGTATGCTTATAGAATAGTAAATACTGTTGCAGGCCCTAGTAGCTCATTTGGTAGAGCAACTGATTAGTAATCAGTAGGTGGGCGGTTCGAATCCGTCCTGGGGCACCAGACTTATAAATTTATTGGCCTATAGCTCAGTCGGTAGAGCATTTGACTGTTAATCAAAGTGTCCCTGGTTCGAGCCCAGGTAGGCCAGCCAAAATTCTGTAGGTAAGATATGTTGGATAGGACATATCACGGTAGTTCGCGGTGCGTGGGGCGGCTATCTTTCTATTATAAATTCTATGCTCGGTTCGTCTATCGGTTAGGACAGTGCCCTTTCACGGCATAAAGAGGGGTTCGATTCCCCTACCGAGTACCATATTATGGCCCGTTAGATCAGTTGGTTAGATCGCATGCCTGTCACGCATGAGGCCACCGGTTCAAGTCCGGTACGGGTCGCCATTCATTGAATCGTTAACTCAGTTGGAAGAGTATCTGGCTCTTAACCAGAAGGTCGTAGGTTCGATCCCTACACGATTCACCATTTTCGTTTTATTGGCTCTTCGTCTAGTGGTAGGACACCTGACTTTGACTCAGGCAGCCGTGGTTCGAATCCATGAGGGCCAGCCAAATTTGTGAGGTTGCCTGTTTGTAGCATGAAAATACAATATGAGGTATAACAGGATAGTCTATGTTGCGTGGGGGCATAGATGAAACTAAACAAACCGGTCACTGAGAACCGTACGTTAGCCCACGCCTTTTTTGCAAATATCTTTAATTAAAGATATATAGTTTATGTGAGAGTCCGAAAGCAAAGAGTTTAACCAACTACCTGGCTATCAAGGATGTATCCGATCTTTTGTTATGTTCAATCCCGATTATTAGGGTGTGCTGTGGTGGCACTGGAAACAAGAGAGGGCATATCTGGCCCTTAAACGGAAGATAGCACTTTCACCCCTTATATCATGAATGACATATATATTTTCGATGATTTTTATGCTGATCCATATGGTGTGAGAGAGTTTGCATTACGTTGTGATTACACTCTAACAGCACCTACAAAATGGAAGCATAATACTGAGACAGTTTTATGGCCTGGTTATGCAACTAGTAGTATGTATAAAGAAAAGGCAACTGAGGTAAGAGTTAGCAAACTATTAGGTAAGCCTTATAGGTCTAACGATACATCAGGATTTTTTCGTATAAGCGGTGAAAATGATCATGGTGGATATTACGCACACACTGATGGTCTACCTACAGTAGGTAAGACTCATTACACTGGTGTTGTATATCTGTCGTTACCAGAATATTGTGAGAATAGAGTAGGTACGATATTTTTCCGTCACAAGAAAACTGGTAAGATCAAACTTGAAACTGCACAAGATTATAGTGCAACATTATCCGATCTTAAAGATAGTGATGCGTGGGAAATTGATAGAACAGTAGAAATGAAATTTAATAGGCTAATATTACTTGATCAGACTTTGTTTCATGCGATAGGCGAAATATTCGGTGATACAAAAGAGAATGGTAGATTAGCACAAATTTTAAACTTCTATGAAGTTTAGATAACTAGTATAAAGGGCCTGTAGCTCAGTTGGGAGAGCGTTTGGTTTGCAACCAAAATGTCGCAAGTTCGATCCTTGTCAGGTCCACCATATTTTTAGCGAGTCTATTGTGTTACATCTTATAAACGATCTTAGTGATAAATTTTTTAATTTTCTAAGCGAAGATCCTGTACGTCCTAATATACCGCACGTTGATCGTGTAGGTAATAACAAGGATATCTTTGTCATGCGTGATGAAGAGGATAAAGTACAGGCTATTACTTGTGTTAGTTATCAAACAAATGTTCCTTCTAGCGAGGCAGAACTTTTTGAAATGTGTGATGATCCTAAAGTTGCGATCTTCTATACTATCTGGAGTTACAAGGCTGGTGCTGGTAGACAATTGATTTTTGATGCAGTCAAGTATATAAAAGAGAATAGAAAAGACATAAATCGTTTTATCACCCTCAGTCCTAAAACTGAGATGGCCCGCAGATTTCATATAAAGAACGGGGCAGTAGTCTTTAGAGATAACATGGAAACAGTGAATTACGAGTACTTGTAAAATTATCGCGGGGTGGAGAAGTAGTAACTCATCAGGCTCATAACCTGAAGATCGGCGGTGCGAATCCGTCCCCCGCATCCATAACAAGGAGTGTGCTATGTCTTACCCTAGAATCAAATTATGGGAAGCAACTATCAGGACATCTGATGGTAAAGAGTTCAAAGATCGTGTAGGCGCTCAAACTCTTGAGGAAGCAAAGTTGCTATTACAGCAACGACATGGACCTAGAGCGGTCCCTTATCTACCTAGATTAATACCAAATTAATTGTATCGCTAGCTCAATTGGCAGAGTTCTGGTCTCCAAAACCAGCGGTTCGGGGTTCGAATCCCTGGCGGTACGCCAAACATTGTTGTAAAAATACAACAGAAAAAAGGTTGACATTTGCTTGATCAATCTGTATAATTGTCTTTAATGAATTAGATGTAAGAGTGGCTGAGTGGTCAAAGGCACCGGATTGCAAATCCGTTAAATCGTCGGTTCGACTCCGACCTCTTACTCCAAGTTTTCATCGGAAAATGGCTGTGACTACTATAACCAGCCCAGTGTTCTTGAAAGACGCAATTCTAGACAAGTCCTAAAGAGCAAACGGTAGCAGGGAGATTGCTATCCATAACGATGAGCCTTACGTTCCGGGTGTCTCCGGATAGTGTGACCCGCACGATGAGAAGTACTGTGACAAGTACGGGTGGTAGTCTTTAAACCGAAAGGCCGCTGGCAGTGCGAGAACGGTCCCTGTCGGGAAGCGGGTGGAAGGTACGTGTGATGCATAGAATCGCTAACCTTAGTTGAGTTAGATTCCGGATTAATCTATGTTGATGTACTACAATTACCGCCGGGGGACGCAGAGCATTTTAAAGTATATTAAGGGTTACCTGATCCGTTAGGTACTTAGTGCGAGGACAGTGGGGCCGCCCACGCTCAATCTAAGTATATGAAGCGTATGAGTACAACGTACCGAACGTGACGGGCAGTTAGGCAGTAATGACGAAACTGAAAATATGAGAGACGGTCTCATATAGCAAGTCTAGTTCCCTTAGTGTATTTTAAAATGCTAAATCAAATATTTGGAGAGTTGGCAGAGCGGTTGATTGCACCAGACTGTAAATCTGGCTCCTAAAGACACGGTGGTTCGAATCCATCACTCTCCACCAAATATCGCCTCAATAGCTCAGTTGGTTAGAGCATCGTCTTGATAAGGCGGGGGTCCATAGTTCGAATCTATGTTGAGGCACCAATCAATGGCAGTGTAGCATAGCGGCTAATGCACTTCCTTCATACGGAATAGATCGTGTGTTCGAATCACACCACTGCTACCAAGTTCATTATAATGGTGGGTATAGCCAAGTGGTGAAGGCCCCGGGTTGTGATTCCGGTATTCGTGAGTTCGATTCTCACTACCTACCCCAGTCAATTAAGCAGTACCGTCTGCTGAACCAATGTTAGATAGAGATTTAGTTCTTTGAGTCGGCATTGAAAACAAAACGGACAGTTTTGGAGACGTGGCCGAGTGGCCTAAGGCAGCAGGTTGCTAACCTGTCGAGTCACGCAAGTGGCTCCGTGAGTTCGAATCTCACCGTCTCCGCCAGACCCCGTTTTACACTTTTGCGTTATATAAAGTGGGCAATTGTCGTAGCCATACGGACACGGTAAGATTGTTATTGACCGCAAGGCCCGTTATATGGGCGACTTGAGACACACAATCGGGCAGAAGCAAAACTGACCTAGATGCAAATATTGACGGACAGGGTAACTACTCAGTTTGGGGCGGAACAGGGAACCGTAGCCAGACACTTTAGAATTCATTGCGCCCTTAGTTCAGTTGGATCAGAATGCAACGCTACGAACGTTGAGGTCGGAGGTTCGAATCCTTCAGGGCGTGCCAAGCCATAGTAGCTCAGTTGGTAGAGCAACGGATTGAAAATCCGTGTGTCGTTGGTTCGATTCCAACCTTTGGCACCATAATATAGTCCAGTTAGTTCAGCGGTAGAACGCTACATTGACATTGTAGAGGTCAGTGGTTCGATCCCACTACCGGACACCAAAGATTTTAATTTAAAGGAGCATAACATGCCTGGTGTGTTTTTAGTTAGCGACACGCACTTCGGTCACACCGGCGTGTGTAAGTTCATGCGTAGTGATGGCGTGACAAAGTTACGACCTTTCACTGATCCTGATGAGATGGATGAAGAAATGGTTAAGCGTTGGAACGAACGTGTCAAGCCCAACGACAAAGTTTATCACTTAGGTGATGTTGTTATCAATCGTAAAGCATTAAAGGTCATGAGCCGCTTAAATGGTGACAAGGTCTTGATTCGTGGTAACCACGATATATTCCGTGATGATGAATATAGATTATACTTCCGTGAATTACGTGCTTATCATGTAATGAACGGAATGATATTAAGTCATATTCCAATTCACAGTGAATCGTTAGGTCGCTTCGGTGTCAACATTCACGGACACTTACACGATAATCGTGTAAGGTTAAATGATGAAATAGATCCACGTTATCATTGTGTTTGTGTAGAACATACTGATTTTGCGCCCATTTTGTTTGAAGACGTATTAAAGCGAATCAAAGAAGAAGGCGGTGTAATTGGGTTCAGAAACGGGAACGGCCCTGCTATGTAGGGCTGTATCCAATTCACTTGATTGTCCCTCCGAAAAGTTATATAATCTTACTGTCGATTGTAAGACAGGATTTGAATTGTACGGGACGTTAGCTCAGTTGGTAGAGCAGTAGACTTTTAATCTATTGGTCACTGGTTCGAATCCAGTACGTCCTACCAGATTTTAAATCTGCCCGTGGCACAGTTGGATAGCGCAACGGCCTTCTAAGCCGTCGGTCGGGGGTTCGAATCCCTCCGGGCAGGCCAGAATTGAGGATAAATGAGAGTTAAAATTTATAATAACAACATAGTTCATTTAATCTTTCCTAATCAGAAAGAATTGACTATGACCATGTGTAGACTGCAAGAGTTCTATGAAAGTGATAATGTGAAACTTAGAAGTAGGATATTCACGTTTGAACAGTTCATAGATCAGTATACACATAAGGATGGTTGTTTCGATTATTTTAGTTTCTGGGGAGGTTTCAACATTCCTGGACACGTTGTAGAAGATTTTTTTGATGTGTTTGAATTAACTAATCGTGAATTGGAAGTACGTAAAGCGACTAAAAAGTACAGTCGCAAGCCTTATTATTTGATAGGTACATTGATCAAAGACGTAGAGACGACCAAGCACGAATTATTACATGCATATTACTATCTTGATACTGTATATAAACAACAGGTCGATGTAATAGTAAAGTTTATGAACAAGGATTTGAAGAAAAGTATGACATTAGCATTGAAGAATATGGGATATGCGAATCATGTGATCATAGACGAAATAAATGCATACATGGCTTCAAGCACACATAAGTACTTAAAGAATGATTTGGATTTAGATTTAACTAAAGCAGATATGAAACCTTTCGTTGATTTATCCAAAACAGTATTGCGGGGTTCGTATAGTGGTAATACCTTAGCCTTCCAAGCTAAAGCGAGGAGTTCGATTCTCCTACCCCGCTCCAATATAAAAGGTGAATAGTATGATGGATAGTAAACAGATGGCCTTAAAGTATCTCATGAATTCATGTGATGATATGGCCGCAGCCTGTGATAAGAATATCGATTCCTTAGATAGTAAGAAAACAATAAAAGATTTAGAAAAAAATTTCGGAAATCTTTTTGCCTCTATCAAGGAAGTTGTTGAAGAATTTAAATTGAATGAAGAAAGAGTTTTTGCTGAAACAGAAAAAGCAATTACGAAAAGAAAAAAAGAAATTTGAACATTTGCCCCGGTGACGGAATTGGTATACGTGTTGGTCTTAGAAGCCAAATTTTAGGAGTTCGAGTCTCCTCTGGGGCACCATAATTATTAGGGATTTGACATGATTATAACTAGAGACCTCATTAATAAAAATATAGTCTACCAAGATTATAAGAATCAGGTCCGCGTTGATTACACATATAATGACTTAGACAGATTGATCAACGCCTATAAAAATCTATTAATCTCTAAAAGCGCAAAAAAAGGAAGAAGTGTAGTTATAGGCAATCAAGCCAGCATGACTCAGATAGCCATGGTTTTCGCCTGTGCGGAATTAGGTTTGAATATAATCATTGTAGCAACACCCTTTCCACCAAACAAATCTGCGAAAGATTATGTACCAGGAGTAATCAATTCAAAATTGCGTCAGATGATGCCCATTGATTATTTCTTAGTAAATGATAGAAATCAAACAGATAAATTTCAAGTGTTCAATGATATCTGTAGGATCACTATAGTTGTCGAAGAAGAAAATCTAGACTATACCCCCAATGATACGGTATGGGCTGATGAAGACACGGTGCTTATCAAATGTACATCTAGCGGAACCACAGATACACCAAAAGTAATATTACACACTCATGGATTCATGAGCGAACTAGTGCTAAGAAATAGCACACAATTTTACGGAGTTATGGGCATGATGAATAATCTTGCGCACGGAAGTAGTCCAGCGGTTTATTTCTTGCCTGGATTGATGTGCAAAGATGTTACAAAATACATCAATATGCCCATAAATACTATGAAGTTTGCGATGTTTCTTAAGGAAGCAAACATAGATTTAGATCATCTATTAGTACCATATACTGCATTGATTGATGACTTTTTAATAGATAGTGACTGCGCTATTCCTAGTTGCGTAATACATACATTAGGTATGATAAGGAATCAATGGGTCACTGCAATGAAGCAGGGAAAGATAAAAGACATAGTAAGTATTTTCGGAACTAACGAAACTTCGGGTCCGTTCATGCTCAACAAGGCTAGCGATGTTGATTTCACAGAGGACACATATTTTGTTGTCGATGATTTTTATAAAGTAGAGTTAAATTCTAATAATGAGTTAGAAGTCACTATGCCGATCTATAACACCGTTTTAAAAACTAATGATAGATTTTTAAAGCGAGACAACAAATTTGTACATCTAGGACGAAGCAATTTATATAGAATAAACGATCTAGAGATTGATGTGAGCAAATACCAACTTGAGATCGATAAATTGATGAAAGCAGAATTAGTAATAGACAGCAAAAAAGATAGCATCTATCTTGCTGTTTGGGAAAACGTAGATGATAAAAATATCAACTACGTCAATGACTTAATGAGAAAAGATAGCGAAGGGTTACACTTCATAAGCAAACATGCTATGTTGAATTATTCAGACTACCTCAACGGGGTAAAGGTCGATAAAGAAATGCTTAGAGAGTTTTTTAGGAACCAGTAACCAAACCAACTATACATTCTCATTATGTTAATATATAATGTAATCATATAATGGAGAATGTATCATGAAAACGGTTACTTTTGAAAATATCTATAATAAAGAAAAATTTGAAAGTTCGGGTAAACGAGATACCAAAATTATCGATGGAATCGAATACTGGAAAGTATTTAAGCAAGGCACCAAGCGTGAAGTATTAGTACGCAAGGACTTTTTGAAAAAGGTTAAATAAGAAAGACAGAGGAGATTATGGCAGTTCTAGCACTTGATATCACAGGAACTCCCCGTCAGTGGATCAGCACTGATGACGCTATTACCTACCATGCAAAGAAAGCAGTGGCTTGGACACTAGGTAATATCGTAGCAAAATATCGCGGCGGAGTACAAAATGACGGTACAGAGAGTTATATTGAAACACCGAGCATTATCGCTATCAAGGGCCATGGTTTTAATCCCGCAAAGTATGGGCGAGTTGCATTGACTAACAAAACATTGTTCGGTCGTGATCGTCATGTATGTGCATATTGCGGTGGGCATTTCACTAGCCCTGGTAGTTTGAGTCGTGATCACATTCTTCCTAAATCTCGGGGAGGTGTCGATGACTGGATGAATGTGGTCACTTCATGCAAGAAGTGCAATACACACAAGGGTAGCAAAACATTAAAAGAAGCAAAACTTGAATTGTTGTACGTGCCATATGCACCGAATCATTTCGAGAATTTGATCTTACAGAATAGAAATATCCTTGCTGATCAAATGGAATACTTGATGTCAGGTGTTCCAAAACATAGCAGAGTTATTTTACATTCATAGTATACTGTCTTAAATAAGTTTATTGCTGGCTTAGCTCAGTTGGTAGAGCAACGCACTTGTAATGCGTAGGTCGTCAGTTCGAATCCGACAGTCAGCACCATCTTTACGAATGACAATCATTCAATCTTGTACAGCCTTTGTACTGTACAGAAACTATACTTTTAGG